GCCAATAACCAAACACATCAGGATATGTTGAGCTATCGCTTATGTCAATCTCTTCATCAATGGTTGCTGCATTAACAACAGAATGTTTATTTGTCCAGGTAACAAAATCGCCTGCTGATTTGTTTGTCGCAATTGTGCAAGTTATACTAACATTTGGAACTACTGAAGCAACAGTTGCCCATTCTGCGTTGCCACTTACTCGACCATCAAAATAAACAACATCCCCTGCAGTAATAGTGCCTGTGTCAGCCATTTCAATAACAACACCTGCACCAGAACCTTCATTATTTGTGATTGCTTTATTCTCAAAATAATCTAAGTAAATTGTAACGCTTGTTGCATTTACTGATGCACCCTCACTAACTCCGTCACCTATACTGATATTATCAAGGTCTGCTGAATTGATATCATAAGAACCATCAGGATGACCATGATCTGCTGCGTTATATGTTCCATCCGTATGACCATGATTTGCTGCAGCATAAGATCCGTCACCATGACTATGAGTTTCATCAGTTCCATATACATGCAAACCACCTTTATAATCATTATTTCCAGCACTATACATATAAACATTTATTGTGCCTGTTGTGCTCGCAAATATTGGAACAACATAAGTTTTTTTGAATGGACCATAAACTGATGAATAAGTAAGATCAAGATCAGTAACTTTAACTTCAGCACCTAATTGAATCTCAATCCCAAAAGTATCATTTCCACTCCAAGCATCATGCTCTATTTCAATATCTACATATACAAATGAAAATGTGCCACTTATTGCTTCACCCAAAATTAAATCCCATGATGTTGTAACATTTTCGGCAAAAGTATCAATTCCTTGATCGCTTGTTAAAAGTGTATTACTACTTGTTCCACTTACTGAAGGAGCTGTGCTGCCAGAACTATTCTCAACATCTGGCTCAGTATCACCAGAGGTATTTTGAACTTGCGGATCTGTTCCATCAAATGATGCAGTTCCATATTGCTGATTGTATGGATCAATATCATAATCAACTTCTATACTATTGATTTGTAGATTATTTGCCTCATCCTTGAACCCAGCAGAAACATAAAAACCAACTTTAAGCGGATAATCAGTTTTAGCATTAATTCCAGCTCCCCAAGTATTAATAACTGTTGATCCCTGCATGTATGAACCTTCATCAATTTGTTCTTTTTTTAACTGACCTAAGATTTTATTTCTTGTTTTCATCAATTGTTTTAAAGCTGGATTTGTAACCTGAGCAGTAAGGTATTCATTGTTTCCGCGAACACCCCTTTCAAGACCGACAATCCTGACTTCTTCTTCAGAAAGTTCCTCAGCATTAAGTGTTATAATGTCTCCTGTGCTTACATTTTCATTTGGATTAACAAATTCAAAGTCTATGATTTTTGGAGGATCTTTCATTAACGCAAGCTCAGCAATAGCGAGTTTATTTGCTTCACCTGTACTGATAATAGACAGATCAATAATAGTTCTTTTAATTCTACCATAAGCAGCAATAGATGCAGCATCCTCTGCTGTGCCTTTGATTTGATTTATTCCATCTCCTTTTCCAAAAACTAAGATATGGTTTCCAAGCGGATATGCAAAATTAACTCGGACATTCTTTATACTGATATTATCATTAAAAGTTCCTACAGAAGTAGCTGATCCTCGATGATCAAGAATGTCAATCTCTTTAGTAACATAATCAACCTGAATATCTTGAGTGGTCTTTTTTGCAAGATTAGTAATCCCATTCCAAAGACTCTGAGATGTACTTAAACGAAAGTCTATTGCAAAGCCAGCTTCAATTGTTCCTACAGACAGATAATTACTCTCAATTAGAATATCATTAAAAATAGTAGCGGAAGCAATACTTTGCCAAGGCGAGTTTGCATAATCTCCGTTTTCTTTTGCAAGCCAGATTTCATAACCTGATGCATGAAACACTACAGTCCCACCCTCAAAATAATCTATATCATCAATGAATCCAAGAAATTCCATTGTTCCATCTCTGGATATTTCAATCTCAGAGCCTATTACAAGAAGAGACCTTTTTGTTGCACTTGTACCTGATATCTTTATCTCTGCTTCGTTCACGTCATTAAGAACATCAGTATAATAAAATCCTGCATCTGCAACGACTGTTCCAGTCTCAGGAACAAGATTTGTTGCTTTGATAATATATGATCCCATTAGTCTGAATACCCATTTCTGAACTTTTCAACAGCAGTTGTGATATTTGTTGTAGTAATTGTTGTGATATTTGCACCTACTGCGAGCTGTAATATTCCAAACCCTCCTGTTGTGCTTACTGCTTTAGTCTGATTACCATTAAGTTCAACATAAGCATATTCAGAAACAAAGATTCCTGAACCACTATCAACCATCTGAACAAGTTTATAAAGAAATGTATGGCCTGTTGTCAAAGCAGAAGCTGGAACTTTAATTGAATTTCCTAAAGCATCAGCAATTGTAATATCTACTGCTCCATTTGTAACTGTGCCTGTGATTTCTGTAACAAAAGTTGTAACATTACCACCGTTTGTTCCTGTGCTTGCTTCTGTATCTGAAAATAATATCCCAATAATTGACTCAAAGCTTGCAACGTAGTCTATAAACATAGTCCTTGCACCTGTATGAGTCTTTTTAATCTGTTTTCCTATCCCTAAATAAAACTTGTCTGTTTCAAAATATAACTTCTTAAGTAATGTTGTCTGAACAAAATGTTTAGAAAGTAATCTATAATTAGTAAATCTATCTGCACCATTGAACTGACCTGTTAGTATAACACTTGTTGGAGAAATACCTCCTCCTGAAACAAGAATATGATGCCTTTGAAATGTGATTGGTGTTATCTGATGATTGGAATTTAATGTATCATCAAACACCTGTGGATTGTTTGGAAATGTAAAAAGGTCTGCTGCTCCTGTATAATTTTGGATTTTCATACTTGTCATTTTTTAACCCCATGTTGAATCCCATGAATTCATCATAAAAAATCTTCGATCTAAATCTCCTTGAGACATTGAATTTATATTAGCATTTTGAATTATACCATTGACCATATCATCTTGTGAGTATAATCTACCTGTTTCTGGATTAATCCTTGCCGTTCTTTCAGGGCCAAACCCTACATCTGAAGTTCTATCAGCATATCTATTAACCAAATCAGCATAATTTTCTGGATTTGCTTGAGAGATTTGTCTTTGTGCAGCTTCAGGTAGTTGAATCGGTGTGCCTCCACCTACGTTGAACTGATCTGCCAAACCTTGACCAACACCTAATGAGGATACACCTGCAACTGCAATAATTGAAAGATAACCAAGAGCTGTTAATAATGCAGCACTAATTGTTGCGCCAGCCAATGTTGTAACTAAACCAGATACGGCAGCTATTCCTTTAATCACACCCGCACTTAATACAAGTCCTGCAAGTATTCCTGCAAAAAGATTTGGATTATCAGCAGCCCATTCTCCAATTTTTTTTAGAGCTGGCCATAGAAATTCTCCAACTGCTTCTGCCCAATCAAGAAACGTATTAGCAATTTCTCCGATAGTACCTTTGTTTTCTCCAACCCATGTAGCAAGTTTATCAAGCCAGATAGATACACGCTCAAAAGCTGGAGCAAGTGCTTCTCCAAGACTTCGTGTTATTTTATCCAAAGAAACACCCATCTTTGCAAGTGCTGGTGCGACAGCTGGAGCTTTTGATGCAATTGCAACAATAGCACTTCCACCTATGATTCCAAGTAATGTTAATTTTTTAACAAGCCTTCCAGCAGCAGAAGTCATACGGACAAGGTCTGAACCAAAGCTTTTTGCTTGACCTTTTACACCATCAAAGCCTGATTTCACTCTCTTAAATCCACTTTCTATATTAGAAGTGTCAATGCTTCCTTTTATAGATAATGCACCTGCTCCTGCACCGCTTGCTGCTCCTACCATTTTAGTGTCTCACCTTGCTTATTAGTTTTCTGATTTGAGCTTCCCTTAGCTCTTTTTGATTTATTACACCTTGGATTGCCATGATATCATCAATATCACGTTTCCATTCGTGCCTGAACTCGCGAGCTGAAATTCCTTTTTCCCAATAAAGCCATTTATAAAAAAGCATGACTTCACTTACTCCGCTTAAATTAAATCCGATCTCTGGATTGCTGAGTTGAATCTTAGAGATCAGGCTTTTTTTGCTGCGTTATCTCCTTTATCAAAAGTGTCCATAGCATTAAGTATTTTATCAAAGATTGGTCCTTTAAGTTTTCTGATTAAAGTCCATCTTTCTTCTACATCGAGATCATTCCATGCCTTATCAATATTTATTGCATTTTTTATGGTTGATTGATCATAAGGTACTTCAGTAATCCGCCTGAATTTCAACTTATTTAGCTTTGCATAACTTGGCTTTGGTTTCTTATCTTCTCCGATTACCATATATTCGTCTAACCAGTCAAGCTCTGCTCCTGCATCTGTTGGATTATATTTAAAATCCCCTTTCTTGTAGCCTTCGATTTTAAGATCTACAACTTCCTCTTTTACAAAATCATTTTCGTATGCCATGTTATCCCTCTTTTATTTTTTTAATATGTTGCGATATCATCAGTAGCGATTAATGATGCAAAACTCTCAGCAGTAAATGGAACATCTACATTAGTAACTCCTTCTAATACTGTGGATGGAGTTCCCTGAGGCATCCTAAAGTTTGTAAATGTAGTTACAAGCTTGTTAGTTGCAGTCTGAAAAAAATCGATTCCACAATTTGCAATAACTGCTGCAGAATCCCAACCATCAGGAAATGTGCTGTCTTTCATGTTCGCATTGAACCTACCAGATACTCTATGGACTTTGGCGATTGGCTCACCAATCTCTCGGTCAAGAGTTGCATTACAATATCTTGAGTCTGCTGGATCTATGCCCTGCTCAATTATGATTTCACCGTTGTTTATCTCAGCTATCTCAACATTGTTAAAGTCAAGAATTGTATGTCGCCATTGGAATGGTGTTCTTGTTGTTGCTGAAACTGCTGAAACTGCTGATCCGATTGCATAACCTTGAGCAACACATCTAAGAACAACTGAGATAAATCCTTCTCCACCTTCTCCTGTTGCTTTCTGAAATGAAATTGTTGCACCAAGAACTGTGCAGCCAGTAAGTGTATATACTACTGATGTAGATGCCCTTAAAGCCCATTCAAGCTTAAAGCTTTGTATAACATTTGCAATTGTAAAAGTATGTATATAAGCTGGGCCACCTGTGTCTGCAACACTATATCCACAATATTTTAAGAATCGCCAGTTGATAGGGATAAATGTAAGTGTAAATGGTAAATCAAGCGGACCTGCTACTCTGTCCTGAACAAATCTGTTATCTGCTCCTGCTTGTAAAATTTCTTGCCAGTTTTGATTGAAATCAGGCTCCATTAATGCATTAAGACCAATCATCTCTCCGCTTGTCATAACACCACCTGTTGCGTAAGACGTCTCAGCAATCCATGTTAATCTTTGACGTTTTCCTAATAAAAATTCACTAAAAGCCATACTATTCACCCCTTGTTTTTATAATAATTTTGTTAAACATTAGCTTGTTCTCCCAAGCTTAATTCCTTTAAGCATAAATTCTACTGCTTTATGATGTGCCTGAAATTCATCATTGAATGGTAAATCTCGCGGTGGCACTTGAGTAGGTTCATAATCATACATGACTGGATGTAAATCGTTAATATTATCTTCAAAAGCCTGCATAACCTGATAAGCAAGATATTCTGCAAGGTTTTCTCCTGTCATAGTTTTACCATCTATTGTAAACTTTTGATTTGCACCTGCTTCTTTGCACCATACATCAACCTGAAACTGAATAACGCTTTCAACTATTGCTGTATATTCTCCGAGCCTTGCTCCACTTCCTGCAGCAGTCTGAACAACCAATCTTGGAAATGATAATTCAGTTAAATTTTCATGGATTTTGTCCCAGAATATCCAGTTTGTTGAGCATTCTTTAAAATTAACAATAACTACTTCAGCACCTGTCATTCCAGTAAAAAATATTACTTCCTGATCTCTAAAATCTATATAATAATCTTGCCACTTTTTAGCATTTGTGGTTACTCCATCGATTGTCACAGATGTAATATGAGAAACTGTTGTTCCAGGAGTTGGAGTTAAAGCGAAAGTTGTTTGACCTGCAGTCGCAATAAAGTTATTAGAATTTGCATCATATTCTCGGGTGGTTCTTGGATCTGTTAATCTACCACGGAGAAAATCTACAATAACGAATTTTGGATTAAGATACATTTGTAATTTTGCCTCTTGGCTTTAAATTATGATCATCTTTGTCTCTTGACTCAGATCATAGCATAGTATTTAAATCTGTATCGTTCTATATAAACATTATTAACCTTGAGACATAATCCGAGCCCAATATTTTTTTACCCATATAGTTTTAACTTCAAGTAGTGCTGGTCTAAAGAAAGGTTGAGCTGATGTTCCTTTGATTGCTATCTTCTTTGCAACAGCATAAGCAAGCGACTCATCACCAAGAACTCGCTTACTCCATTTCTTAAGCGGTGCAATAGGTGGATAATGTGGACTTGTCCCATATTCAATGTATTCTCCATATTCAACACCATCCGCAAGGATGTATTCTTTAGAACCTTCCGCACGCGGTTGTAAATTAATTGATCTTCTAAGTAAACCAGTATCAACAGGAACGCGCAACTTTGCAAGTTCTTCCATCTTATGCATAGATAACCATAAAACTTTCTTGGCTTTTGCAATAGTTCTGTTTTGAGAAATCTGCATCCCAGGTGTTTGAACGCTGAAATTTATCTTCATGGTGAGCCTGTAAGACCTATATTTTTAACAACACATTTCTTATAAATCTCAATATTGTTCAAAAAAGGTTCATGAATAATCTTAACAATTCGCCATTTATAACTGTTTCGATCTACAAGGATATCCCCTTCTTTTACTATCTTTGATGTTTCGACTCCACCAGATGTTGTTATATAAGCTGGCTTTACATACATGATCCTGTTTCCTGGAACAGCAAGCCCCATATCATGCACCATACGGTCTTTTTTACTGATATCCATAATATAAGCATGGATTAAAAAAGAAGTCTCTGTGACATCTGAAACAGTCCCCATTGTATCATTTGTTATAGTTTGAACAATAACGTTAAAAACATCACCATTCTCAAGAATTATATTATTAAAGTCTGTTGCTGTGTCGGCTGGAAACGGATTATCATCATACATATAATCAAATTTACTGAAATCAAACCTTACGTTTAGATTAGTTGTATCTTCATATTTAGTAATTATGATTCCCATTTAACACCTATATCTTAATAGGATCTTTTCCCTGTTTTACTATATATTGTTCTCCCCAAACCCCTGAAGCTGTGGATGTTTCTGTATTCTTGTCTTGAGGCATAAGGTCATACGGATCGATATTATTCTCTGCTGCATAAACACTTAACTTAATCCAGCTTCCTTTGTTATCTGACGTTCCACAATAAACAGCACCCTTTCTGCTATCCGAAAATGGATAACCTGAATAAGCTGTGCCTGAGATTCCGCCTGCAAACTCATTCAATTTTGTTGTTACTTCACAGATATAATAATCATTTAATTCATTGTTAAATATATTTTCGGAAACCGGAACTCCTAAACCTACTAATAAAGCTATAACTGCTATTGTAAAAGTTGATTTTGTTAGTTTATCTTCCATTTTAGTGACCTACCCACATTACATTTACATTTATTGCATGAACCTCAATGTTTGCTGTTCCTGCTTCATTCTCAACTTGGAGCGAGATATTATCACCTGCTGATAAAGTTAAAATACAACTTATTGGAATCGAAGCTACAGCTGATTGTGTGCTAATCTTCCTTCTCCCATAACAATTCCTACTTAAAGAAACATCATGATTTTTAGCAATAGCAAAACCATAAAGTTGATTATTTCCTGTTGACTCAACACTAATTGCTGCATCTACTTTATAAGTTCCTGTGTTAAGTGCTGTAAGATGAGATCCTGCTGTTGGACTTTCTGTTCTTGTAAATCCATGAAGGCTTCCACCAGTTAAATTTGTCATATTGTAATAAATACCATTACTGGCGATTGGAAACTCCCAAGCTGTTGCGTTTGATGAATAGTTCCACATCTCACCATAAAATATATTGGCAGTTAGATTTCCATTTATATTAGCATTACCAACTACATCAAGTGCAAGTCCTGTTCCATCCTGTTGAATACTTAAAGCTGGCTGATCATCTCCTGCATTGTCTTGAACAATAGAAACGACCTCAGAACTTGTATTGGCTGAATTTAAATCTCTATAAAAGAAAGCTGCATATGCTGCATTGCCAAGACCTGAATCTCCTGTGACTCTGGCATCGATTGCTGCTGCTCCGCCTGCACCTGAATGCTCAATATATAAACCTGCTTTTTCTCTGTTCTGAAATATCTCCTGTGCGTTATGTCCTGATGTTTGGTTAATCACAAACGCTGAATCAGCACCAATTTGATGAATATAAAGACCATAACCACTTCCATCATTCCTTATGTCTAAAACATTCTGATAATTATCAGTATCATCTTGTATTATCTGAACCACTGGCACTTCTGAGGCGTCGCCTAAATCCCTATAAATATAAACATTTCCTGTATTTTCTGTTTCATTAATTGTAAGATTATTTAAATATAACCAAGTTCCGATGTCTCCTGAATTAAGCAAATACACATCGGATATTCCTGTACAAATACCACTTTCATTTGTGAAATTTAAATTTGTGAGATATGTGTCTGCACCACATGTTAAATCCATGTTCTGAATCTTGCTTCCATTAACACTTGTTATTGTTGAATCTGTATGATAATGTGAATCATTAACAACTTCTGGACTTAAGCCTGTGCCTGATAGATCACCAGACCATGTAAAATTATCAGGACTATCTAAACCATCCCAAAAGTCCGCACTATAAACACTAAGATTGCTTTCTTCTGATTGTAAAATAAATGTTGAATTTGCTGATGTTTGTGTATAATATCTTACATCACCTGTTGTTGTATTCCAGCTTAAATCCCCAGAATTGTTATATATCCAAACCTCATCAATTGAGCATAATTTTTCTCTGTCATCGATTGTATTATTTAACCAAGACATATTTATACTTAAAGCATTTGCGACTGATTCAAACATTGTAACGCTCCAGTTATTGATAGTAGCCCACCAAACTGATTTGTTTACACTTAAGTCTGCCTGTGATGTTTCTCCATCCCAGTAAATAGAATTGTTTGCAGTTAATCCACTACTATTAACATTACTCCCATTTATAGATGAGTTCTCGTCTAATACTTTAAAAGTATTCTGATAAAAATTAGTGGAATTTATATTGCTTGCATTATAAATAGTATTGTTTAAAATATTCATATTCTCATCAACAAGATAAGGACTTGCAGATACTGCAATTAATCCAATTAAAAATAATACAATGATCATAAATAGTTTGTTTGATTTCATGTTGACATCACCTTTTTCCAATCTGATGCTGCGGATGTTCCAACAGCCAGATAGATTTTACTGTTTGTTGTATCAATATAAATATCACCAATATTGGCTGGAGCAGTTCCTGGGGCACCTGCACCACTTGTTCTGATGGCTCTTGTCTTTTGATCAATAACCATACTATTCCAATCTGCTGATGTGAAATCATCAAGTGCTGCTTTAGTATCATCAAATGCCATTTTTAGTTCACCAATATTTTAAATCTCGGCTTAATGTATTGCCTTAAACCTTCCCGTTCCTGGATATTCTTATTAACTGACTCTCGCCAATGTGTATAAGGAACACCTTTTACTACTGAAAGGTCACCTATTGAATATGAAGCATTAAATGTGTATGTTGCACCGATTGCGTTTATTCCAACATAGATTGCTGCTTCTAACTCCATAAACCTTTTAATGAAAGAAGGAATTTGGATCTTGTATAAAATTGATTCATCCTCATGATCAAAGTTCAGAAGATTAACAGTAATGTTATTTGTTGCAACTAATGTAACAAGTGCAACCTCTCTGTTTCCATCAGTACCGATTATTTCAACCCAATCATTTGCAACAATAGTTCCAGCATCATCAACAGCTATTACAACTGATGTTCCTGCTGTAACTGCTCCGTCTGTGGTTGTTCTGTTATCATCGTCAGCGATAAGATAACCATGTAAATATGAAACTCTTAGACCGTTTTGTTTTGCAACAAAAGTATTAGTGTCTGCTTCTTGGTTTAGTCTGCACATGCCTGATTCTCTTGAAACATCCAAGTAAGTAGGCAAAATTGCATTATCATCAGAAACACAACTAAGAATCTTTAGGACTGGATTTTTATCAGTAAAGAATCTATTGTTCCCTGTTCCATCCATAATGTCTATTCTCCTTGTAGGGACAAACTTAGTATTCATTTTCTTTTCTGTTAATTTCTCAACTATATTAATAGCATGCTCAACTGATGTATTACTGATTAAAGAGACTGGTGCACCGCTTGCAATCCTTACATCTGAAACTGTGATATATGTCATTTTGATAACAACTCCTTAATGTCTGCTTTTATTTCGATTAGATTATCACCCATGGCTAATATTTTTTCCTGATTAATGATAATTGACTTTTCATTGTCTGATGTAATCTTGTTTGTAAATTTCTGATCTGATTGAATATTATTTATGTCACCTCGCATTGTGACACCATAAGCAACAACTGTTGCAACACAACTGAGAAGAGCGATTATAACCATAATAAATGCTAAAGTGCCTTTCTGGATATTATACCCACCATTACCATCACTTTTGAACAATACCATTACCTCACCTTGAACTTCTTTTTTAACAATTTAGCAAGATCATCCCTGATTGGGATATCAGAACCTTGATTAAGAGCTTTAACAAGAATAGCTTCTGTAGGATAAACTTGGATTATATCTTTAGCAGTCTTAGCACCAATACCTTTGATAGATTCAAGATTCTCTTTATAAATGCCTTTTTCTTTTTTTTTAACTTCCGGATTTTTATCAGGTTTCTTATGCTCTTTTTCTTCAACTGGTTCAGGAAGCTTTTTTGCTTCTTCTTTAACAGGAACAAGCCCAAGCTGTTTTCCACGATATTCTGATAGTTCAATTTGATTGCCTTTTCTGAGAGTAACCCAACTATATTTACTTGGTGATCTTGGATCATCTATTCTTATTTTTTCTGCTTTTTCGTCTTTCTTTTCAAATAACATTCTACACCTCTTAGTTTTCCTCAACAAGTATATCTATTGTAAATTTACGATTTGCGCCTGCAATAATAACACCGACTGCGAGCCTGTCATTAATATTAAATTCTAAAGGTATTGGAAGTGATCCTCCTTGCCCCATTATGGCTCACCTATATCATAAACAAGTTCTGTTCCTGCAATATCCTGTGCTGGCACTCTTGGATATAATGTCTGATTAGTATTTGATCCAAATAATAATACTATGTCTTGAACATCTAAATCGGCATTTGTGGAAAGTGCAATCAAAGCAGTATTCTCAAATGCATCAATATCAAGAGATACTGATTTAATACTACCTCTAATAACCTCAGATGTTCCAGTAAATGTTCCATCTGCATCAGTAGTCCCACTTATTCGATATCTTCTTAGTTTGCTTACCATAATCTCATCTTTTTAATTTTCTTCGACTAAAATATCAATAACATACTTAGCAGCTGCTCCACCATCTGCAATCACACATTTTAGTTTACTGAATACTGTAAACTCAACAGGTACTATTTGACCACCTGCAACATATAAAAAGTCAGTTCCGTCAATATCTTCTGCTGGTCGTCTTGGATATATTGTCTGATTTACATTTGTATTTGTTAAATTTATAATTGTCTGTGGAGATACCTCATCATCAGTAGTGATTGTAATGTCTGCAGCACCAGCAGCAAGACCACTAATTGCAAACTGAACTGCTTTGATATTACCCCTTATTACATTTGAAAAATCAATTGAGTCTCCTGATCCATCAGTAGTTCCAGATATTCTATATTTTGTTATTTTAACAACCATGATTATCAGCCTCTCTTCTTTTTAAGTTTAAAAGGAATACCTTGTTTTGAATCCTTCATTGATTTCTTGAACTTGTCAGGAAGCTCTTTTCCTGCTTTAAATGTTATCGGACCTTGTATTGTTGGCATTTTTCACCTCGTGTTTTTATTAATAAAATAAAAATAAAAAAATATTTATGTTTTTCGGTTAACCTTAACTTCAGCACCCATGACTTTAATAAATTCATTTGCTGATACGTTAGAAGTTGTTCCAAGTATTTCAAGCGCATACTGCTTATCTGTTGCAACAGTCTCAAAACCACCGAGTGTTGTTTCGACATCAAATTGTCCATCAGCAAGAACCTGTGTCATACCACCACCTGCAATATCAGTTGTGGTAATTGGATCACCTAAATTGATAGATACAATCTTACAATCAAGAGTAACAGTATCTCCACCCTCTTTATGAACATCACCAACGAGTTTATAAGAAACAATCTCATCACCGATTTTCAAGAAGTTTAGTGGAATCCAACATTTTTTAGCTGATTGGTTTGTTATTAAAACTGCACCAGTAATAGCTGGATGCCATTCAGCAAGTGCTTCAAATTGGAATGCATTTGCTGTGAATTCTTGGTTATCAAAATGACCAGTTATTGTATAATTTCCTCCAATTGTTGTAAGTCCAGTTCCTGTTCCAAAGGTAGATGCACCTAATATTAAAGTATTTTGCCCTAATGAAACACTTACTCCAGGCACAACTTCAAATGCTTTACTTCCTGCACCATCTCCATAGATGATGTGTGTTCCACCGATTGCAGCTATACCACCAGAAGTATAAGTTTTAGTTGTTGCTAAAATTGTGTTTCCATTTAAATCAACATTTCCTGTTCCAGTTGTAAATGTTTTAGTTCCAGAAATTGTAACATTTCCACCGAGTGTTGCTTCACCACTTGGAGTTAAGAATGTTCCGCTTGAAGCACTTAAATCAAAGTCAGCGTTAGTAACACCATCACCGATAGTGTCTCCACTAAATTTAATATCATCTGCTTTTTCGTTTCCTAATGTTACATTACCATCTAATGTTGTAGCACCAGTTACATTTAATGAAGTTGCAGTTACAGCTCCATAAGAAAATGCTCCTGAAATTGTTAAATCATTAGTGATTGTAACATTCCCTGTTAATGTGATATCATCTGCGCCTACGCCATCTGAAGATATAAGAAGTTTTCCGTCAACAGGAGATTGTATAAATATTCCTGTATCTCTGAATTGAATTTTTTTATCAGCATGAACTGTAATTGTTTTAGCAATCTGTTTGGTTACGGGACCAAATACCCCTATTTTTCCTAATACCATTTATAAACACCTCACGTTTAGTTTTGTCCTTGCTCTGTTGAAAGCAGAGCGAATCCTTATGGATTGAAATAAATAAAAAAATAAAAAATATTTATAATGTAGCTCCTGGGTTTGGATCGTGGAATCCTTTTACAGTATAAAACCTTGCATCATCGTCTGTTCCGCCTGGAACTGTCATTGTTAAAGTCCCAGTTGTTACAGAGGTTGTTGGATTTTCTTGGACTGCCTCACTATCATCTATAGTGTGTTTAAATCCAAAAACACCCATGAACCCTGTTGCAGAGATTCCATACTTGGTTAAATCTAAATCGATTGTATCTGCCGCATCAACTGTGTTGATTGTTCTGATAACAACTTCATTATAGACATCACCACGATTTACTCCAACTACTTCATAATCGGTTCCTTCTACTAATGTCATTTTATAATGCTGCTCCTGGATTTGGTGTGCTAAATCCACTTATGGTGTAATACCTGTTCTTGTTAGGAGTAGCTCCCCCAACTGTCAAAGTAATATTATCACCAGATACTGATGTTGCAGGCTGTTCTTGAGTCACTATTGAATTAGCAGTTGTATGGATAAATCCAAAAACACCCATGAACCCTGTTGCAGAGATTCCATATTTGGTTAAATCAAGAACAATTGTGTCACCATTATCAACTGTGTCAATTGTTTTGATCACTATCTCATTAGTAACATCCCCTCGCTGATTTCCAGCAACTAAATAATCTGTTCCTTCTACTAATAATACCATTTTCTCACCTCGCTTATGCGATATTATCTATAAAGCTGTTAAAAGGTGTTGACCTCATAATTAAGCATTCATAGATTTTCAGCATGAATTTTTGTGAATCGTTGGTTTTTGCCAAATCTTCATAAGTCATGTCCTGTAGAACTCTCATTTCAATGAAGTCAGTATCAAGGAAATAAAGTTGCTTTGCTCCGCCTGCGTTTGATAAATACATAGATGGAAGAACAGGAATTGGACCTACCATAGTTTGTAAGACAAGTTGAGGTGGAACACCGAAAGGTAAAATTGCACCACTTACAAGCTGGTCAGGTGTATATCTGAAAGTATCAATCATGATTTTTCTTAAATCAGTCATGGTAGCTGAGTCACATACACCAAGCTTTGGTCGACCGCCATCATCAAAAGCCATTCTTACAGTATCTTCAACATCATCCCAAGTTAAAGCAGCTCCAGCAAGATCGTTCTGGTTAGTCACATCTTGTAACTTAACAATTCCACTGAACTGGGTTGCATCAGTTGTTGCATCACCATTGATAATCAAGTTTTCTTCAAGTTCTTTCATAGCCCTTGCTTTCATCAATACTTGATATTGTTTTGCATTAGGTATTCCCTGAGGAGTAAATACAGAACCTGCAACATTTCCTGCTCCTGTTGGTTGAAAACCTTCAAGAATATAGGATGGCATTGCTGCCTGCATTGGACCAAGAACTCTTCCAATGGAATAAAGATACTTGATTAATGTGCTTTTTCTGTTTTCTGTATCATCTGCTTCTGGTAATGGTGCATCTGGGTTAGCAGTATATGCAGCACCTTTTGCTGTAACAATGTTATAATCTGCAGTTGTTCCTTGATTGGTAACTCTTGGAATCATCTCAACAAGTGGAGTGTATTTCCTTGACTGATCAACAATCCTTGGATCAACATAAACTGGAACAAGTGCAAAACCTGCTGTTCCTGCTCCGCCTGATTCTGGACCAAGAGCTTTTTGTGCCATAGAATTAAATCCGTCAACAGCTTTTCCACCTAAGAATCCTCTTAAGTCATAGCCTTTGCCTTTACCATCTATAGCCCAGCCATCCATATACCTTGTTTTATGTGCTAATAATCCAAAGCTATGTGCATAATTTGTTGCTGGTGTATAACCTTTAGTTGCACATCTGTTCATCTCAGATTTCATATCTTTTGTCCCAACTTGATGGGTTTGACCATTTAAGTTTAAAGTTTGTAACATTTTCATTCCCCCCTTAGATTAAATCTAATGTTCCAGTTATTTGAGATTTTGTATCTGAGACATTATTTGTCTGTTCAGATTTATTAACAGTACCATACCCTGCAGGTAATGCTTTCTCAAGAACTTTGTTTATTTTATCAATGCCTTCAGTTAATTTATCGACTGTGCTTTTTAGCTCGCCGAATGCTTTTGCATCAATAGACTTTCCTTCTGCAGCAGGTTTTTCACCATCTGCTGGAGCTTCCTTTGAAGTTGTATCAGTAGAAGCATCAGGTTTTTTTTCTGTTCCTTGTTCTGCTGGTTTAACAACATCAGCAGGTTTTTTTTCATCTGTCATATTATCACCCTCTTTAGTTTTATTTTTTCCCTTAAGCATCGTACTGCTTTCAGGATCAACGTTTTCAAATTTATATAAGCGATCAGATAAACGTTCAATTCGATCACTAAGATAATTATACTCAGATTGAATTCTGTTTTCAATCTCAGGATGGTTGTGTTCTCCTAATGGAGATTCAGAAGTGTGAGCATGAGCTCCATCCTTTTCATATCCTTTTTGTTCCATATTAGACACCTCATTCTCTTTCAACCATTCAAGGCTTTTAGCCATAACATTTGTAATAGTTGCAGCAGGATTAATTGCATTACCAGTAAGTGCAACATTTATAAGATTGATTTTATCAAGCATCCTAATATTTCCTTCTTTCATAGATTTGTATGTTGTCTTGACAGGGATATACGCAATAGAAAATGCATCATAAAATTTGCTCTTGATATTTTCCCAAGTCTCTTTAAAAGTCATAACAATATTACCTTTAGAATCAAACTTTTTCCAGTTAGGATTTAATTCAAACTCCACAAGGTTACCCTTTGAATCAAGCGTGTCATTGATAGCTTTCCCAAGTGGGATTTTAGTCATGTTAAGTTTAACGTCAAAATCAGATTCACCAGATCCTTTTCGCAAAGTTTCATGGTCAAGGTCAAGCTTTATAGTTCTAGCATTAAGCTGTTTCTGAACATCAGTCATACAGCCTTTGGTTACAATATCATTTACAAGATCAACATCTTCAGTATCGATATGACCTTTAACAAAGTATCGCTGTTTTTTAGATTTTACATCAGTTATAGTATGAAAATCTACTCCTTTAGTATAGAATACGAATCTCTTTTGGTCTGCCCCACTCATCATATATAATTAATAATGAAATTAGTTTATAAACTTTATTAAGGTTAAGACATAATTAGAATTAAAGGCCTTCTGGTTTAATCATCAACTCGTCGCGTTCAGAAATATGAAAAGGGGGAGCTGCTTGATCAATAATAACTGTCTTTTTACCGATTTGCACCCTTGCTTTGAAATTATCATCTAAAGGAATAGCTTGTTCAGAAGAACCATATTTCTTATGTAATGATTTTGTAATTTCGCTTGTTCGATGATCATCAGTCCAAAGCAGCCATTTCTTTGCCTTTACTTCACTTTGTTGGTAAGCTGATAACTTCCCGAAAGCATGCGCTCTTGATGATTCCGTTCTTGCAATCATTTCAGCCCTGTTTTCGCCTACATCAAATATTGCAGTAATCCTGCTCTTGATTTGGTCGATACCTTCTCCGTTCATGAAAGCACGCTGTAACTCTCCGCGTAACTTGTCAGCGATATCATCAGTCATTCCTTTGATATTATCGAAAGTATAGTTTGTAATATAATTGATTGCATCTTTATCAGGCACATAATTAAACGATTTTACTTTATTGATATCATCCTCTGATTTGTCTGCGCCGCGTAAGAACTCGCTTTTGATAACTGCATGCGCAACACTTTTAAGCCCAGCAAAGTTTAACAAAGATTTAAGTTTTGTGATTATATCATGTATTGATTTGATTTCGATGTCTTTATCTTCTACGTTATTAGGATATCCATCAGGAGAATCCATTGATTTAATCTGGTCAAGTACACCTTTTTTATGCTCTTTTGTAACAAGAGCTTTAATCATCTTCTCATTTTCTTTCAAAAGATAATCTATTGCTTTCTCAAGATGCCTTTCGTTTAGCTTTTCGCCTTCTTTAAGAATTAATGGAGAAGTTATTATTGCAGCTTTCTTATTAGCCATCTGTTTCTCGACTTTCTCTTGATTCTTCTGTGGCTCTTTGGTTCTTGGAACTTTGCCAGTAGGCTTCTTGCCTTGATTCATTGCATCTTTTTCTCGATTAGCCATGCTTGGCTCACCATTTCCGCCAATGTTAAACTGCTGCGCCTGTTCTCTGAACTTCTGAGGCCGTTCATCCCCCCATTCAATAGGCTCTCTACCTTCTTCTTTTCGTACATCGTTTACAGTCATGAAACCATTATCAACCTGTTTCTCGTAATATTCTGTTTTCTGCATTTCTTCATCAATATCAAATACCTGGAACTTGAACAGATATTTAGGAATAATAAGTGTTTCTTTTCCAAGCTTTAAATCATAAGTATATTCAAACTCAGGCAAGACTTCTCTATTAAGCCCGTTTTCCATCATACGAAGTGCAGGGTTAATACTCTTTTTTCTGAATACTTTACTCTGAACTATCTGGTTAGCCGTCCCGTTTGCATCTTCTGTATATCCAAGCTCGGTAGCGGTTACTCCAAAACAAGCCCAAACCATCTTAGTGTACCATTTCTGCTTTTCGATTATCTCCAGCTCAGAAGAACTAAACTCAATACGTTCAAACTTAGGGATATAATTAAGAATCGGAACTTTGTTTTTTATCTGTTTCCAGTTACCAAACTCATCCTTTGTTCTGCTGTTTTCGTACCATTGTTCTTTAAATCCTTTAATCTCATCAGCATCAGAGGCATCAATACCTATAATTCCTTTAGGCACCTTATTATTAGTGTAATATTCCAGATCGCTTTCTATCTGGTGCAACAGCATTTGTAAATTCTTAGCAAGAACTTGGATTGCGGAATAGCCATAAATATCATCAGAACGTTTCATGTTCTGTAGCCAGACTATTTCACGCTTACCGAACGGAACAGGTACAGGCCCTGCTATCCAGCCATACTGGAAATAAGCCCCGAGTTCTCTTACACTTGGAGCAGATATCTGCTGGAATGGGTTCATAACTTCATGAGGATTTTCTGTTATAACTTTTTGTAATAATAAATCTGCGCGATGTGTGAACATACCATGGATGTCAGGGTTCTTTGTGAAAGTAGCACCATCTCGAGCAACAAGCTCAACCATTTCTCCTTTCATGTTAAAGATTTTATTAATGACACCTGTGTTTATCTCGAGTACGTCACGCATAGGCATTTTAATAAACACATCTTCAAAGTATTCATTAGGGTTAGTATTTGGATTTAAAAGGAAATTCTTTTGATGAGCTATCTCCAGTTTGGTTTGGTCTGTGAACTCGCCTTTCTCATTTTGAAATTCTTCTTTAGGAATGTCTGGGTTTGGGATAATGTCCCAAGGTATTGAGCAAAGCTCTTTAAGAATCGTATCGATACACATCTCAACATAAGGAGTCTGCGCAAGATACCTGATATAACTCATATTAGCAAATCTTGGATAACCAAAAGGTGGCTTATAAAGAAATTTAGGGATATAAGCTTTATTAACTCCGTCTCGAGTAGTCTCTGATATAACATCTATAAAAGGCACAGCCTTTTTTCCGAAAATAAGCGATTTGAGTGATATCATAAAAGTGATTGTGGAATCTTAATTAAGCATATCTACCTATGAATAGTTTCAGTTTATAAACTTTATTAAGGTTAAGACATAATTAAACGAAATCATAGTTAAGCGCTTTCTTGTCTTTCCAGATAAAATATACCATGGAATCATTATAATCTGGCGATTTATCTTCAGGATCTATGATTATCTTTTTTATGCTTGAGGTTAGTTTCCATTTCATAGAAAGCAGCTCATTCTTGATTTTATGGTACTTCGGACTCTTGGATAAATAACCCAGCCCGATTTGTCCTTCTGAAAATATAGCCCGTAACCTGAAATTATTCTCTGCCTTTTTGTTCTTGAACTCTAACTTATTCATAGCGTTTTCTCCATAATGACAACCAACAATCTTAAGATTATTCATGCCTTGTTCTTTCTTGACTTCTTTTAGTCTGCTTAATGGCCCGACACCTATTCCAATACAATCAATCTTAATCTCGCTTTGCACCATTGGATCAATATATGATTTAGCACGTTGAATAAGCCTGCCTACTAATTCCATTGGATCAGTCTTTGGCTCATCCCAGACCCCATATATCTCAAACAAAACTCCGTCGCGTTCTATTCCCCAATAAACTACTGTGAAATCTAAGCCTTTATCGGCTGGATCGCAGGAGATTATAAGTTTATATCTCTTAAGGTCTTGGATGAGTGCGTCTTTCTCTGTCTTTCTTAATAACTTAGGGTTTTGTAATTTATCTACTATATATTTAAGCTCATCATCGAAGTTGAATAATATATGCTCTGCTGCCTCAATCTTTGCTAATGAATGAAGTGAATCTTCTGCCTCATCAGGGAATTGGCTTTTATAAAGGACTGTGAACTCAAGCGGTGACATATCCTCGCGCATTTCATCAACAAAGTCTTTAGTGATCCTATCCTCTTTTAGACCTATACTCCAGTCGATCTGAATCCGTAAGAATCTCGGCGAAATAGAATGGTCAAAAGCTTTTGTGTCCCTGTCCCATGGATTGTAAAGTTCAACAAGCATAGAGTTCTCTGGATCATCCCCAAGCATCCTTACAATCTTTGCATAAGCTCCTCTGCTGATAAGTGCTGCTTCATCCATAATAATAAGATCTCCACCATGCCCCATTGCAGTAAGTCCTTTTCCATGTGCTGTAACAACTCGGTACTCACAACCATTCTTAAACGTCATTCTCTTTTGTGATGCTTCGGCTTTTATCCTTGCTGGGCCTTGAGCCATGATGTCTGTAAGTTTAAGTAGAATCCCGTTTCGTGAGCCAAGAATAAGCTCAGCCATGTAATCCTTTATCAATCCTGCTTGGTCATCTGTTGGACCAATGAACTTAATCTTCTTATTCTTATTAATCAAGATATAAACACATACAGCAATTGCAACCACTTGAGTCTTGCCATACCTGGTATAAGCAGAGATAGAAATACGCCTTGATTTCGAGAACGCAATCTGTTTACCAATATAAGCCTGATAGATTGTCATGTTCTGAACAGCCTTATGATTAGGAAATAACCATTTAGCTATAAATATAAAATCCTCGTTTGCAATTACTTCTCTTAACTCTGGTGGGATAGCCATTTTAAACTATCTCGCCAATCACCTTGAATTTAAATAAACATTTGTTATGGATATGCAGATAATGATTATCTGAAAGATTTGGATAATCTTTACAAGCACCAGGAAAACCCTTTTTTCCCCAAAGCTTACATTTACCTGAACTTAATAAATTCTTACATCTTTTTTTAAGTACATGGCCATTAAAATCCCTTTTTAAGAATCCATCTAAGAACTTGTTGTCTGTGTTAGAAAAATGTAAGAATCTACAGCATGCACACCCACACTTTTTATAATCACATTCTCCAATTCTTTCAACCAGATATTTCCTTTTCTTATAATACAAGATACAAAAATCCTCAGCCAAAGTATTAACTTTATACTGCTCTTTAGATAATGCTTCAATATCTAAAAACTTGTTTTTGTATATTCTCAAGGTTGTGTCACCACTATCTTCTCTGCATTTCTTCCAGTGTAATCCTGCCATCTGTCAATGATGATCTGACAATAT